CTACACCAACTCTAACATCAGGAACAACATATACTCCAACAGCTGGCATGAAATATTGCTTGGTGTTTGCAACCGGCGGGGGCGGCGGTGTTGGTGGTGCTGACGGTGCCGACACTGCATCAGGTTCTGGAGGTGGCGGTGGTGGTGCTGGTGGAACAGCTATTAGATACTACACCGCTGCTCAAATTGGAGCAACTGCTACATATGCTATTGGCGCAGCAGGAACCGCTGGCGCGGCGGCAAGTGGTACTGGTGGTGGCGCTGGCGGCACAACAACTTTCACTCCTAGTGGTGGCGGAACAGCTCTATCTGCTACAGGCGGTAACAACGGGGCAGGAGGTCTTGCACCTGCGGTTGGTAACTTTGCGGCGGGCGGAACAGGAGCTCTCCCTACAGGCGGCCTGTTTAACATTGAAGGTGGTGATGGTAGTGGCGGCGCTGGCGACGACGTAGGCGAATTTGCTATTGGCGGCAGCGGGGGGAATAGTTTTTGGGGCGGCGGCGGGGGTGGCGCTGCTGCTGGGCAGATAACTCAAGTTGCAGGCTTTGCAGGGCATAATGGCGGCGGGGGTGGTGGCGCCGCTAACATCGATAGCACAACAGGTGCCGCGGGTGGTGCTGGTGGTGCTGGTGTAATATTCATTCTGGAGTTTATCTAATGCGTAAATGTATTATAGATCAACAAACCAATCAATGTGTAAATGTTATTGTGTTAGAAGATCATGAACAATTTAGATCCGCTAATGTTAACTACATTCTATCTCCGAGACATGATGGTGAAATCGGTTGGTATCTTGTTGATAACGAGTGGGTTTTTGATCCACCTTCATCTTTAGACGTTAGTTCTGAAGCCATTAAAATGAGAAATAAATACTTACGATACACCGACAAATACGTCTTACCAGATTTTCCATTGTCTGATGAGCTAAGATCAGCTATAATTAGTTACAGACAGCAGTTGCGAGACCTCCCTGAACAGGTAGGATTTCCTGATAATATTGTCTGGCCGGAGCAACCGTTTGATATTTTAAAGTAAAGGTTTGATGTGAAAATTGCTATTATTGACCTTCTAGGTCTAACTTATGATGGAAGTACATTAACTAAAAGAGGACTAGGTGGATCAGAATCTGCTGTAATCCTAATGTCGAAAGAGCTCAGTAAGCTCGGCTTTGATGTAACAGTTTATAACAACTGTATCGATTCACAAGCTACTCCTGGAATGCATGATCGTGTAAACTACATTGATCACACACAATCAAACCCAGATGATATTCACGATATTGTAATTTCATCTCGATCTGTTTATCCTTTCTTTGCAAATAACAAATACGCTAAGATATGTGCAGCAGCAAAGCATAAAGTGCTTTGGATGCATGATACGTTTTGTCAGGGCGATGAATTCCTTGAAACTATGCTTATGCAAGGTTTTATTGATGAGGTGTTCACGCTATCCGACTTCCATTCGAATTATGTAACCAATTGTGACCACGGCGCTAAGAGAAACTTTGAGGTCTTGAAACACAAATTCTTCATGACTCGCAATGGAGCTGTCAAGCACATAGACGAAGTAGATGTTGGTGCAAAAGATCCAAACCACTTTGTTTACAATGCCAGCGTAACAAAAGGATTGCTTCCTCTACTAGGAACAATCTGGCCAGCAGTTAAAGCTGCTATCCCACAAGCACACCTAACAGTCATTGGCGGCTATTACAGATTCCGCGAAGGCGCTGAGCCTGATGAACAGGAAAAGACTCTGCACAAACTAATGGAGCAAGGTGCTCCTGGCGTAACGTTTACAGGCGTGATTCCTCAATTTGAGATTGCCAACATTCTTGCTAATGCTAGCTTCATGCTATACCCAACTGCATTTCCAGAAACGTTTGGCATATCATCATTAGAGTCGCTGCTTTATAAAACACCTATCATTACATGTCGGTTTGGAGCTCTTGAAGAGACTGCACTTGATCTTGCATGCTACAAGATTCCATACTCAGCAACACCAAACAGTCTATTTCCAAACATTGATGCTGCAAGTCAAGCTAATGCTTTTATTGATCAGACAATATATGCATACAACAACAGATATCTGCTGCAGCAGAAGCAGAACTATTGTGATGTTGTAGATGATGTCTACGGTTGGGACACTGTGGCTCTTCAATGGAAGCAGCACCTGTATAGCAAAATGGGTAAGTTTTTATCAGCTGAAGACTATCGCAAAGTCACTCAAATCAATAACAAAGTGGCTAGAGTGTTTGGCCGTCGATTCAACAATGAAGTGGATCGTAAGACCTATACCAGCTCCGGTGTACAACAACAGATTATTGTTGTATCACCATTCTGGAATGCTGAAAAGTATATTGCTAACAACATTTTATCAGTGGCGCAACAGGATTATAATAACTACTACCACATTCTGATTGATGATGCATCAACAGACGATTCATATCAAGTTGCTCGGGATACTTACGATAGTTTGTCTTATGCATCCCGATGCCGTTGTAAGCTAATCTCCAACAAGGATAATATGGGCGCAATCTGGAATCAGCTTAGAAACATTTGGGAGTGGAACGATCAGGCAATTATTATGTTGTTAGATGGGGACGATTGGTTAGTCAACAACAATACAATCTTTCATCTATACAATGAGCTATACCACCAAGGCCATGATTTTACATATGGTTCAATGTGGAGTCTTGCTGATAACATTCCTCTAATCGCTCAATCATACCCCAAGCAAGTAATCAAAGATAAGTCTTATCGCAAGCATAAGTTTAATTGGGGTGTTCCTTACACTCACCTAAGAACTTTTCGTAAAGGTTTAATTAGGCATATAGATGAAGACATCTTTACAGATGAAAATGGTGAGTGGATGCGCGCTGGGGCTGATAACCCATTATTCTATGCAACTCTTGAAGAGGCAAAGAATCCAGTTGCGGTGAAAGAAATTGTGGTAATGTATAATGATATAAATCCTTTAAACGACTATAAGATCCGTGGTGAAGAACAAAATCGTAATGCAGGATTATCTTACAAATGAAAACCATTCTAATTGCTATTCCAACCAACAAATATATTGAACCAGAAACATTCAAGTCGATATATGATTTACATGTTCCTGTAGGCTATAAAACTCACTTCCAGTTCTTTTACGGCTATCAGATTGACCAGATCCGCAATCTAATTGCGGATTGGGCAAGACATTATGATTATTTGTTTTCAGTAGACAGTGATATTGTTTTACCAAATGATGCGTTAGCTAAAATGATTCAAGCCGACAAAGATATTATATCTGGCTTGTATATTCAACGCAAGCCTGGTCAACACACTCTTGAGGTTTATGAACCAGTAACCACCGTTAAAAGAGGTCTTGACACTATTAATATTGGTCATAAGAATATCGACTATAGTAAAATCGAAGGCAAAGGTATTGTTCAAATATCTGCTTGTGGAATGGGTTGCTGTTTAATTAAATCTCAAGTCTTCAACACACTTGAATATCCACATTTTGTTTATAAGTCGGCGTTATCTCACAGCGATACAGTATCGGAAGACGTTTACTTCTGCGATCAAGCTGTCAATGCTGGGTTTACTGTGTGGGCTGATACCAGCATCATTTGTGAGCATATTGGTCAAACTAAGTTTGTTGTTGCAAGCCAAAAAAGCCACATTGAAAGAATAGCTGAGCAGGATCTATTACCAACGACCCATGCTAATTATTTAAAGTCGATGAACATAAAACCTAAAGTTGTTTATGATATTGGTGCATGTGTTCTTCATTGGACTCGCAAGGCTAAAGAAGTGTGGCCATCAGCTCAGTATTATCTGTTTGACGCAGCGGATTCTTCAAAACAATTCTTTGAGCGTAGTGGTGATAGCTGGTACATTGGAGTGCTTAGCGACAAAGACAATCACGAGCTGACTTTCTATGAAGACAAAGAAAATCCTGGTGGTAATTCTTACTACATTGAAACAACAGGTCACTTTACGGAACAACATGCTGTAAAGAAGGTTGCATGGACACTTGATACTGTTGTTTCTTATAACAAATGGCAGCTTCCAGATCTAATCAAAATGGATATCCAGGGCGCAGAGCTAGATGTTTTAAGAGGTGCCAATACATGTATTGAGCACGCCTCAGATATTATTCTAGAAGCACAACATGTAGAATATAACAAAGGTGCGCCACAAATCCAGGAAATTGTAGACTATTTAAGCACAAAAGGCTTTAAGTTAGTTGTCAACTTCTGCAAAAATGAAGTAGATGGGGATTATCATTTTACCAAAGTGTGAACCTTATAAATACTGTTAACACTGTATAAGGGTAACATTATGGCAATACCAACATCTAGACAATCTCTCATTGACTATTGCTTACGCCGTCTAGGCTCTCCTGTGATTGAGGTCAACGTTGATCCAGATCAGATTGAGGATAAAGTTGATGATGCTTTGTCAAAGTACCACGACTATCATTCAGAGGGCACTCTTCGCACCTACTTAAAGCATCAAGTGACATCACAAGACTTGACCAATGGTTATATTACTCTAAGTACGGACATTATCTATGTCACTAAGCTGTTTCCAATTTCGACTGGTGTAGGTGCATCACGCAACTTCTTTGATATCAAATACCAGCTTGCGCTAAACGACATCACAGATATGCATAGCTACATTGGCGATCTTGCATACTATGACCAGATCAATCAGTATATCTCTCTGCTTGATATGCAGCTCAATGGCACTCCCCAAACAACATTCTCAAGACGCCAGAACAGATTGTATGTTCATGGCGATTTCGTCGATGGTGATGTAAAGGTAAATGACTTTATTGTAGCAGAAGTTCTAATGAAGATTAATCCAACCACATACACTGCTGTGTGGAGCGATACGTTCATGAAAGATTACACCACTGCTCTAATTAAGCAGCAGTGGGGCATGAACCTTATGAAGTTTGAAGGGATGCAGCTTCCTGGTGGAGTCACTCTTAACGGTCGTCAGTTTTATGAAGATGCAACTGCTGAGTTAGAACAGATCATGGATAGCATGAGACTGACTCACGAAATGCCAATTGATTTCTTTGTAGGGTAATTGGCAATGAAATCTTTTTATTCGTTTATCACAGAAGCAAAGGAAGGACGAGGGTTAACAGTGTTTGACATTGATGACACCCTATTCCACACATTTGCCAAGATAAAAGTGATGAAAGATGGAAAGGAGGTTAAACAACTTACTAATCAAGAGTTTAACACATACAAATTAAAGCCTGGCGAATCCTTTGATTTTGGTCAGTTTAAAGATGCTGCTAACTTTAGAAAAACTTCTAAACCAATTACTAGCATGATTAGTAAAGCTAGAGCAATTATATCAAACGCTAATAGAGCAGGATCTAAGGTTATTATTATGACCGCCCGCGCTGATTTTGATAACAAAAAAGAATTCTTACAAACGTTTAAAGATCACGGAATTGACATTGATAAGGTCTATGTTGAACGTGCAGGCAATTTTGGATCTGGTAATTCCAGCGCAAAAAACAAAAGATTCCTATTCCACAAATATCTTCGAAGTGGTAATTATGCACGTGTAAGGTTTTTTGATGATGCATTATCAAACGTTACAATGTTTAAGTCTTTGCAAAAACGTTACCCGGACATTAGCTTTGAGGCTTATCATGTTCAACCTGATGGGTCAATAAGGAAAGTTTAATGGCCACTAATCTATATTTCTCACAAAAAGTTAAATCTGAGCAGAGTCTATACGAGGATATCGTTATAGAATCATTAAAGATGTATGGTCAGGATGTATACTACATTCCTCGCGATATCGTCAACAAGGATCCGATCTTTGGTGACGATATTCCATCCAGATTTAACTCTGCTTATATTGTTGAAATGTATATCGACAATCCAGAAGGCTTTGACGGAGAAGGGGATATCTTTACTAAGTTTGGTGTTGAGCTAAGAGATCAGGCTACATTTGTTGTAGCTAGACGCCGTTGGCAGCAAACTATTAAAAGATATGACAACGAGATCACCAGCGTCAGACCTAGAGAAGGTGACTTAATATACCTCACACTTAGCAACACAATGTTTGAGATTATGCATGTTGAGCATGAACAACCATTCTATCAACTAAGCAATCTCCCAACCTACAAGCTACGTTGTGAGAAGTTTGAATACAACGACGAAGATCTCGACACTGGTATTGAGGTTATCGATTCAATTGAAAAGACTGGGTATGTTGTAAAACTAACCCTACAAGATTCATCAGCGACAGGATTTATAATTGGCAACACTGCTTCTCAAACGTTGGCCTCTGGTGTTATTGTATCCGGCGACATTGTTGATTATAACGATTCTGATAACGTTATATCAATTTCTCATATGGGTTCAAATGACAGCGATTTCCATGAGTTTGTCACTTCTCGTGTTATTACTTCAGCAGATAGCAGCGACAATATCATTCGTCGCATGGTTACTGTAATTGATGAACAGCTGAATGCCCCTGGTGCTCAGAATGAAGAGTTTAGTGACAATACAGACTTTATTGACTTCTCAGAAAGCAATCCGTTTGGCACTGTGGAGGGCAACTAATGTTAGGAACGTATTTTTATCATCAGAGAATTAGAAAAAGCGTTGCCTTATTTGGCCGCCTATTCAATAACATATACATTATGAGAACATTGGCTAACGGCGATGGCAACAGCACTATTAAGGTTCCATTGTCATATGCTCCAAAGCGCAAGTATATGGAACGTTTGTTAGAGAATCCTGATTTGGATACTGATGCTAAGGTTGCTGTTAAGCTACCTAGAATGTCTTTTGAAGTTACATCTATTAACTATGATCCAACAAGACAGTTGGCTAAAGTTAACCAAAAGATTTTGCCTAGCACTAACACGTTGAAGACAAAATTCTTTGCGCCAACCCCATACATTATATCATTCCAGCTTAACATATATGCTAAGTCGCAGGACGATGCATTACAAGTTGTGGAGCAAATTTTACCATATTTTAGCCCACAATATACTATAACAATTAGACCAGTGGACGATTATCCTTCTATAACAGAAGACGTTCCTATTACAATTTCGAGCGTGTCATTTAGTGATGATTACGAAGGCGCAATGGAACAGCGCCGCACGATCATCTACAGTCTTGAATTTGAAATGAAGATTAACTTCTATGGACCAACCAATACTGGTGAAATTATTCGTCAAGTTGATGCTAACGTTGGGTTTATAGGAATTGGTTTGAACGATTCTGACGTTATTGCAGAACGCATTAGAGTCGTTCCGGATCCTTTCGGTGCAAGCCCAGACAGCGACTTTGGGTTCACAACAACAATTACAACCTTGATAGATAGTGCATAATATGAATGATTCTGATGGCAATGTTGACAACGACTTTGAATATGCTCGCCGAACATATCATGATATCTTAGCCAAAGGTTCTGAGGCGATGGATGATATGATGGAAGTAGCTCGTTCAACCGAGCACCCTCGTGCGTTTGAAGTGCTTGCAACTACAATGAAGACGATGGCTGATGTTACTAGCAACCTTCTCGATCTTCATAAGAAGAAGAAAGATATCAGAGCAAAGAGCCCGTTGAGTTTACCATCAACTCCTGTTACTAATAACAACTTGTTTGTAGGCTCTACTACTGATTTACAGAAAATGTTAATGGATCAACTGAAGCCAAAAGATCCAAACGTGATTGATATAAGCGACTATCGTAAAGATGAATGACACATACTTAGGTAACATCAACGTTAAACGTGATGGTATCGTACAACAATTCACTCACGAACAGGTGTTGGAGTATGCCAGGTGCATGCAAGATCCAGCGCACTTTGCAAAGAAGTATTGTAAAGTTATCTCTCTTGATAGAGGTTTAGTGCCGTTCGATCTTTATCCGTATCAGGAAAAGATGTTTGGTCACTTCAATGAGAACCGTTTCAACATTGTTCTTGCGTGTCGTCAGTCAGGTAAGTCTATCTCATCAGTTGCTTATCTTCTTTGGTTTGCCATCTTCCATCCTGATAAAACAATTGCTGTTCTAGCTAACAAAGGTGCAACTGCTCGCGAAATGCTTGCACGTGTTACACTGATGCTTGAGAACCTTCCGTTCTTCTTACAGCCCGGATGTAAAGCTCTTAACAAGGGCTCGATAGAATTCTCTAACAACAGTCGCATCATTGCTGCAGCTACTTCTGGCTCATCGATTCGTGGTATGTCTGTTAACTTGCTTTATCTTGACGAATTTGCATTCGTTGAACGTGCAGCAGAATTCTATACATCAACCTACCCCGTTATTTCATCTGGTAAGGACACAAAGGTCATTATTACCTCTACTGCTAATGGCATTGGTAATATGTTCCACAAGATCTGGGAAGGTGCTATTCAAGGAACCAATCAGTTTAAACCATTCCGCGTTGATTGGTGGGACGTTCCTGGTCGTGATGAAAAGTGGAAAGAAGAAACAATTGGCAACACTTCTCAGCTACAGTTTGACCAAGAATTTGGTAATACGTTCTTCGGCACTGGTGATACACTTATCTCTGCTTGGGCCTTACTTGAGCAAAGAGCTAACAACCCAAAGCGTATACTAGAAGGTGGCACTCTTCTTGTCTATGAAGAGACCGAGAAAAACCACAACTATATAATGACAGTAGACGTTAGTAAGGGTCGAGACCAAGACTATTCTACATTCAACATAATCGATATCAGTACACGGCCGTTTAAACAGGTGGCTGTGTATCGAAACAATCGTATCTCACCACTGCTGTTTCCAGATATCATCTTCAAGTATGCCAACGTATACAATGAAGCATACGTAGTTGTTGAAGCTAACGATCAGGGCGGTCTAGTGTTAAACGGTCTCTACAATGATCTTGAGTATGAAAACGTCCACATGGAGTCTGCTGTAAAGTCTAGACTTGGCGTCGAGATGAATAAGAAGGTCAAACGTATTGGCTGTTCAGCAATCAAGGATATTGTTGAAAACAAGAAGCTGCATGTACAAGACGCTCAGACTATTCTCGAGATGTCTACGTTTATTGCTCATGGTCAGAGCTTTGAGGCATCAGAAGGCAACCACGACGACCTAATGATGAACCTTGTCATGTTTGGATACTATGCTGTTCAAACATCTTTTGCTACGCTAACAGATATTAACTTGAAGCAAGTTATGTTTGAGAACCGCATGAAAGAGATTGAAGATGATGTTGTTCCTTTTGGTTTCATAGAAGACGGATTAGATCTAGATCCAGAACCAATCGTAGATCCTAAGAGTGTATGGTCAGTTGACAAAGATTGGCGTAATGAATGGTCAAATTAAGGATCTTATAAATAATGATAATTGAAATTCGTATTATGAACCTTATCATATAGCTCTAAAAGGAAACGAGTCATGGCAATTTTTTCTCCTTCTGAGTCTCCTGCAGTAGTCGTAAAAGAGATTGATCTAACTGGCGTTGTGCCAAACGTTCAATCTACAACTGGCGCATTTGTAGGAAACTTCCGCTGGGGCCCAGTTCGTAAGGCAACACTCATCGACACAGAAGCGAGTCTTGCTGCTACGTTTGCTACCCCAAACGCAACCACTGCTGTTGACTTCTTGTCAGCCGCATACTTCTTAAAGTATTCCAATTCAATGTATGTTGTGCGTGAAGCTACAGCAGCAGCATACAACTCTATTTCAAACAATGACGCAGGCGCGCCCAACGTCACTGTTCGCAACTCCGATCACTGGTTGACCTTGGTTGACTCTTTTAGTGCTGGTGGAACCAACGCTGGTGCGTTTATTGCACGTTATCCAGGCGTTCTTGGTAACTCACTAAAAGTATCCCTATGCCCAGCAGTGGCAGGTGATGCATACTTCACCGGATGGACTTATAAAGGTTCGTTCGACGGTGCACCAGGCACTTCTGCTTATGCATCAGCTCGTAGCGGTGTTCGCGATGAAGTTCATATTGTTGTTGTCGATGAAGATGGTTCGATCACTGGTACTCCAAACACGGTGTTGGAGCGCTTTGCTTACCTATCTCTTGCATCAGATGCTAAGACCTCAGATGGCTCTTCAAACTATGCAAAAGACGTTATCAACAACTCGTCTCAGTGGGTCTGGCTTGCACAGTTTGACTACGACCTACAAGATTTAACAAACGCTGGCACAGCAGCTAGCGGTACAACATACTCTGCATCTGCAACTGGCGTGTTCAACTTCTCAATGGTTGGTGGCGCGGATTCTGCTACGCTAACAACAGCTGAATATGCAACCGGTTTTGATGTCTTTGAAGATGTTGATACTCTAACAGTTGACTTTATGATTGCTCCTGGAATGGCTTCACAGGGCAACCAGACAACAGTTGTCAACGACATGCTCTCCATTGCTAGCAGCATCCGTAAAGATTGTATCGTTGTAACCTCTCCAAACCGTTCAGCAGTTGTAAATAGCTCTACTCCAGTTACTTCTGCAGTAACAACAGGAAACACCTTTACCTTCTCATCATACCTTGTTGTAGACAACAACTATCTAAAAGTCTACGATAAGTATAACGATCAGTATGTGTTTATTCCTGCAGCGTCTTCTACTGCTGGTATTATGGCAGCAACTGACTTTAACAATGCTCCATGGTATTCACCAGCTGGCCAGCGCCGTGGTGCTTACTTGGGTATTACAGCTCTATCATACTCACCAACTAAAGCTGAGCGTG